AAGGTCAGGCTCCATCGTATAGAGGCTGCCGTCGGACTCATGCTGGAAAGTGACGCCGCCCGAGGTGCCCGGAACGGCGGCGACAAAGGGGAGATAGGTCTCCCCCAACGCACTCCAGTAGGACCAGAACTTACTCGTAATGTCGTAGACCAGGGATAGACGAGCACCCGTCGCGTCCTCCGCGTTGAGGGCATAGAAGGTGTGGCCTGAGATGGAAAAGCTAAACCCAAGGTACGGCGCGTAGGTTTCGAGCACACGGGATACTGCTGGGGTAGCAATTTCTGCCGGACGGGCCTGAACAAGCGACCAAACGCTGCGCTTTCCGCTTTGGGTGCTGCTGGCCCAGAGCACTAGGCCATCGACCAGCTGCACTGTCCTTCGATCATAGCATCCAATGTCAAGGCGCAGCCCCTCAACCCGCTCAAGGGGCGACCCAGGACTATTGCCGGCGTCGCGGAAGAACTCCGCCATGGTTGACTTAAACGCAATGAGATAGGACATCTGCTTGGAGATACAACTGGGAAAATCCTGCTCAGCATACGCATACAAGCTGTTGAGTGGATTCCATGAATGGGGCTCGTCAACATCGGAACCAGCAACCTCAGAACGGTAGGTAAAAAGATAGACGGATTTGTTTAACTCCACTACGCCACCGACCAGGGTAAAGTAGGTAAGGTCGTCCAAAACGCCGGGAGGCCCATAAACATTGGCTCGAGAAGGGGGACCGCCGAGGGTAAAGCTCAGACTGGCAGCTGCATTCGTCGCGGTTGCGTTAGCGCTCATCGTGAACTGGGTTGCACTATCAATGCTGTCGATCTGCGTATTTGCAGGAATACCAGTCCCGGTAACAACAGAGTATTCAGTAAGCAGCGCGGTGCTGGCGGTCGTTACGATTGGGCTGCCCCAGGTAATTCCGCAAGCCAGTGGGCCATAGGCAGTCCCTCGAAAGAACACCTTGTCAATCCCATCCGTAGCGTTGTAGGTCCACGCACCAAACTCCCCATTGATAAAGACTGAAGTAGTTTCCGCCCCAGTCGAAACAGTCTCAAAGAAGTAGGCGTTCGGCCCCGCACTTCCGGTTGGGACGGTGGCCAGTGTGCCAAGCAGGGTTGCACCGGAGTAAAGATTGTGCGTGCGACCCCCGGTGGCTGCGACACTGAAAACCGACAGCGAACCCGCCATGCCGAGACCTGGGCTGCCAGCACTGATCACGGTCGGTGCGCTGAACCCAGGTCGCTTGACAATCCGAACCTGCCCATCTTCCCCTACCTCAACATAGCCATTCACGAGACGGGAGTCAATATCTGGGCTGCCCGCTCGTTGGTTAACCAGCCCGATAAGCGGGAGACGAGGAGGAAGGGATACTTCCTTGGCGGGTTCGCGCGTGTAATCCGACATTTATGCGCTCCAATTAACGTACAGATTTCGTACCGTCAACCGTACCAAGGGAGACGAAGGTCGACCAGAACGGGACGCAGTCGAACTCGTAGTAGAAGTTCACGACATGGCCAGCGCCGTGGAGAACTTTCCAAGGCCCGAAGGTGTACGGGATAGTAGCAGCAGGTCGGTTTTGTTGGGCCGCCGGGGCAAAACTGACCACCGCAAGTGGCTCCCCGCGATCAGTAACTGCCCTGGGGGGAGGGACGTAACGGCAGTCCCGCGCCTTGGTCACAACACCAGACACGTACAGATCATTGCCCTCGGAATACACCTGAAGGGGCCTCCACTCCCGCACTGGAGGAAAGGCTGCGTCAAGGCGGGCACCAACAAAAGGAACAGCGATTGGGGCAGAGACTAAGCCAATCACAAAGGTGATGACCATACTCCAAGGATATCGAATTGGGTTCATTTGATGACTCCGGCCTTCGTCGCAAGGTAAATGCCGTAGGCAATCAGAATACCACCAACCCAAGCGAGCAGGCGACTACCAGCCCACCGAGAAGCGTCATCTCGGGTATGCTTGGCAAAATGCTGGTACCCCGCAAGCCAGAAGCGGGCGGCAACCTCTTCACTCGGATCGTGACGACTCAGGCGGTCGAAGCTGCTATCAAACGCGGAGGAAAGCAACTGGCCAAACTCGCTTGCGCTCAGATCCATAAGACGTTTGTCTGCATAGGTATCCAACGGAGCTGAATCATGCGTGTGGCTGACGGGAGTCATCGCGCAAACCTCGAGCGGTAGCCGCCGGCCCAGATGCTGGGTTGCAGAAGTACTGATGCGTCCTCAACATCCCAGTCCTCGAGCAGGCGGCGGTATTGCTGGGCCTTCCTCTCGCATCGGTCCATGATGAGGGCGGGCTGGCCGGTCGCCAGTTCATCCGCAAGGCCCCAGCGGAGGGCAAGGTACCACTCGACCGGGAAGGCGACTGCCTCATCAAGGTTGGATGGCGCGACGGCTTGTTGCTGGATCAGCAACTCAACTGCACCGTCGGCTGCGGTGGTGGCGTCAGGTACAGGCCAGAAACGCGCAACAAGATTGGTTAGCTGCTTGTCGATCAGGTAGCTGTTAATCGCGCCAGTTGAAGTGTTGGTGCCCAGGTTGTAGTAGTCACGCAGAGCCAACTGGTTGAGTGTGCGTCTATTGCCGTCGGTCCTGACGTACCAGGCTTCAGGAGCGCGCAGCGGCTTTGTCATTGCGACTGAACCAGCCGGACCGATAGTATAGGTCGAGGTGCCAGCAACAAGCGGCACTTCAAGAATGGAGTTGAGCCAAAGCTTCAACCCTTGCGTTTGGTAGGTGTTGATCAGATCTGCCAGACGTCCCATAGCATCTGACAGGACTTCTGCAGAAGGATCTGCCCCAGTTTGGAGACGTCCCGCATCTTTCAGCGCAAGGCGGATAAGCCTTCCTGGTGTGTGGAAGTAAGCAGGCAAGGTCATGAAGGTTCCTTACGTTAAACAGCGTGAGGGCGGGGGCAATCCATTCAGCCCCCGATGAGACTTGCTTAGGCTCCGGCGCTGCCGAAGATGCCGCGAGGGTCCACCGCCCCAACGGACAGGCGCATGTAGCTCAGCGCCTTGGCGTTCTTCGTGTCGAAGTCGTTGTCCTGGGTCAGCGACGGACGCTCACGCCAGAACATCGTCATGCCTTCCGGGCAGTTCGTCCGGATGAACCACGCATCAGTGTCAGTGAAGTAGTGGTTCAGCTTGATGCCTTCCGGAAACACGTTGATCGCCTTCAACACGTTGATCGCATTGTTGGACGTGTGGGACTGCAGGGTGGACTTCAAGATGCGATGGGCGTTGTAGAACTCCGCCGGCGGCACGTGCAGGCTCTTGGGCATGACAGAAATGTTCAGCCCGCGATCATTGCGGGTGTCCATGATCTGCTTGCACAAGTCCTCAAGAGACGCCTCGGCCAAGTCGGCCGGGGTGCCCAAGAGGTTACTGTACAACCCGCCGCTCGCATTGACGTGGGAAGCGGACAGCAGGGCTGCCCCATCACCAGTGGTGAAGTACGTCGTCGAGAAGGCGTTGTTGTACAAGAAGGCCCCAATGGTCTCGACGGTCTGCGCCATCGAGAACGCGTTGGCCTTCGCCCGGCGGCTCCCCACTTCCTCATACAGGTTGTCCTGCATCTCCTCGTAGGTCACTTGGTAGCCCAGCGAGTAGGCAATGTGGGTGAACCGCGAGATGGCGCCTTGGAGTTCCGAGTCGAACGTGCCGCCTTGAGCTTCCGGTTTGATGGAGGCAAGGCCAAAGCCGGTGATCTGCACCATCTCCTCGTAGGCCCGATCCGATGTCATGACATCGTAAAGGTCCGTGTACTCGGTCGGGTGCTCGTCGTAGACCTGGCCCCAGATGGCACGAATGCCAGGCCAAAGCAGCTTCGGGTGGGAGCCGGTATTGATGATTCCTGCGGGCATGATGGTTACTCCTTACAGACCCAGGTGGCCCGGGCTGGCATAGACGTGGTTGTTGACGAGGACGTGCCACTTGGCGAAGTCGCCAAAGGTATTGTTGTGGCGCTGGACGAGTCCAAGCAACTTCACGTCGAGGGTGGCCGTAACGGCCTTGGCCGCATTCCCCAGTTCCCAACCGGAGACGTAGCCGCTGTTGGTGCCGGCCACGAGGTTGGTGTTCAGGCCGACGTCAGCCGCCGCCAGGGCGGTGCCGGTGTCGATCTCCTGAACTTCGTAGATCACGTCCGGAGCGTCGCAAACCATGACGTAATACGCCTTGGTCTTGGTCGCCGGAATGACCGTGGTGTTCAGGTTGCCCGGGTCTGCAGAGGGTCCGCCATAGGTAAGGCCACCGGCGCTAACGATCGCGCCGAGCATGCCACTGCCGGGCGTCATCAGCACGACGGTCGCCACGCCATTGGCGTCGGCACTGCCTGCCAACGTAACCGGATCTCCGATCGCGTAGGCATTGGTATCGGCCTGCGGAATGCAGTACCGACGGGCTTGCCCATTCCAGGGCGATCCGTTGAGAAAGGCGACGGGCGCCAGACCCATCGGGGTGTCAGGATTTGCCATGATTTAAGTTCTCCGAGGTTGAAACAT